GCACATACCAAATATCAGCTCCAGCATCGATAGTGCTTTGTGTTCTATCTTCACCACCAACTAATCTTTTAGTTAATTTAATTTTGTAACAAGCATAATACTTGTCATCACATTGACCTTTATTAACTACTAATCCTTCGATGTAACTGTCGTTGTAACCTAATCTTGCAAAGTCATAACCTCTTATTGTGTCACCGATGTTAGCTGTGTTTTCATATTTAAGTGTTTCTTTAACCATGTTTCCTCCCTTGTTAAATGGTCTTATATTGTTCATGTATATTAATATATATATTAAATATATTTCTTCAAGGGTATTAATTAAAAAAAGGAATAATCAATGCAACCACAATTAACCCCCATTTATCTGAAGATTTCGACTAAATTGAAGGATAAACTCAAAAAAGAGGCTAAAAAGAATAGGGTATCAATGGCTAAATTAATAACTGATGCTACAGAATTAGTCTTAAATTCAAAACCACAATATCAAATTAAGAAAAGAGGTAAGAGTGAACGATAAAATAAATCCGGATCATTACAAAAACAATACCATAGAAACTTGCGATGCTACATTCTCACAACTATCAGAGGCAGAGATCATTGGGGCCTGTAAGTTTAATATAGCTAAATACAATTTTAGAGCTGGTAAGAAAGTACAAACTCTTGAAGGTACTAGAGATGACATTGGTAAGGCCCATTGGTACTGCGAGAGATTACTCAAAGAGCTTACTGACATGATCAACAAAAGAAAAAAAGCAAAGCGAAAAGATCCAACAGAAATTGATATTGAAGATCTAACAGAGGAAGATCTACAGGAGCTGCTTAACCCTGGAGCTAAAGTTGTTAAACTAAAAAAGAAAGAGGATAAAGATGGTAACTCCCATTCCAAATAATGTTATACGACCACCCAAACCAATCGCACCGGATAAAACAGAAGTAAGAATAACAATCCTGGAAAATGAAATAACAAAACTCCAGGATGAATTAGCTTTGTTAAAAGAATACAAAGGCAACAAAGTCAAACCAGCTAAAGATAGAATATTCTTGAAGGATGTACTCATAGCTGTATGCAAATATACAGATCTAAATCCTCATGACATTCTATCTCAAAACAGAGTAGCTTATCTTGTAAGTGCCAGGAGTTTATTTATAAACTTATGCTTGGAGCTGACAGGCTATGGTGTAACATTCATTGGTAGAAAGTGTGGACAGCGAGATCATACAACTGTGTGCTATCATCAAAAGTGTAAGGCCCAAAGAACCGGTCATTGGTCACTTAAAAAAGATAATGGTATTCGTTTATGGTCAGATTTTAATAAGATCAGAAAGCAATTACTTGATGCCAAAGAACAAAGCTGATTATGGTAAGGGCAAGACACCTGGAGCATTCTGTGTGCTGCCACAACGAGCTGTTATAGATCCTAGGTTCAAGACTTATCCTAGAACATTTATGATCCTTGCTTGTCTTGGTAACTACACATCAAGAACCGGTGTGTGTTGGCCCAACCAAATCACTATTGCTAGAAACTTACACATCACACAATCAACTGTGTCCAAGCACATACAGAAACTAATCCAATGGGGTTACTTGCGATATGCAAAGAAACATCCTGGACTAAAAGGTAATAAATACTTTATGGTGTTTGATCCTAGTGTTAAGGAAGAGGATGCTAAAGCTATAGCTACAGTAAATGATAGATCTTATGAAGAGAAGGTAGATGTTCCGAAAGGCCCCCTTATGAATAAAAACAGTAATAGTAAATATTCCCCTAGAGTGAATAATAAGAAAGATACTAACAAGGTAGATATTCCCTCTACTGAATATGTAGATATTCCTTCAGAGCGACTACATAACACTCCATCTAACAATATATCTATTCTTAATAGCAGTAGAGTAATTATGAATAGTTATGTTAAATTCTGTAGAGAAATATTTGGACAACATAAAGTTTACGATTTTAAGCAAGAAGAATTAGTGAAGAGCTGGTTAAATCAAGGATTGCATCCAGATACAGCCATTGCCAAGATTAGAACCACAATACAATGGAGGAAGGATAATAGGTATGATTGTCCTGGTACTATCTATTTCTTTAAGCCTATATTCTTTAAGGATCAGAAGGATAATAACCCATTAGATATACAGAAGATGATTAAGAAACTAGCCAATAAGAAAAAGATGCCCTGGAAATAATAGATTTTACAAATCGTAAAGGTTCGTATATGTTTTGTATTGTAAGAAGATTGAGAAATACAGGGGCAGAAAACCTGGCTTTTTATTTTATAAAAAGTTGGACACCCCTTGGCCCCCTGGGTGCGTATATCTATAGGGGGGTATCACACAATTTTTTTACAAATAAAACATGAAACAAACAAGTGAGGAAATATATGTCTAAACCAATATCCAGCAACAGAGGATTTAAGTTTTACAAAGGTGCATCTATTCCAGAAGGATTAGAAGTTATCATCGAAACTTGGCCTGGTGCTGATTACAATAAGGATACAGGAAAGTACATTCCGGTTCCAGGAAGAGTAGATACAAAGATCTACAAGAAGGATGAAACAAAAGAATATAAAAAAGGTGATCCTATTTTATTCTTTAGTACATTCGAAAATAAGGATGAGGAACCTCCTGTTAATTTAGCAGCCGAACAAGCTGATAAGGAAGAAATGGATGACACAATCCCCTACTAAAAAGAGGATTATAAAACCCCCTCTGGATCGGTTCGGTGGTGTCCGAGTGGTTCAGAGGAGGATTAGAAAATCCGAAGTCATTGAGCATAACAAAGATAATGTTGCTCAAGAATTAATTGATATAGCTACTGCAAATATTGATGAGATAATGGATTGGGATGATGAGGGTAATGTTACTATTAAGGATCCTAAAAATATTTCAAAGTCAGCAATCAAAGCTATAAAAAAAATTAAAGTAACACCGACAAAGATGGGGCCACAGTTAGAAGTAGAGCTGCATGATAAAGTTGGAGTATTAAGAGTGTTAGCTAAAGCATCTGGTTTATTAGAGCAAGAGCAAGATGTAGATAGACCAAGTGTTGTACAGATAAACATGAGTGGGCCGGAAGAACCTAAAATAGTGGAGGCAGAAAATGTTGAGGTTAATGAACCACAAGGAAATAGAGAAGATCCAGGTGGCGATGTTGAAGAACAAGTTGAGTGATCGTGAGTGTGCAAGAAAGTGTAGCAAGAATATTAAAGATTATAGAGATATAGTTTTTAGAAGAAAACAAGAAGATGATAGTAGAATTCAATCAATAGTAAAGGCAATCACAGATGAGTAATGCAATAGCAAATCTAAATCTAGACTTTAGTACATCACCTACAGTTTGGAAATTTTTAAATGATAAAAGTTTTGTAAGAGGATTAATGGGGCCGGTGGGTTCTGGTAAGTCTTATGCTTGTGCAGCAGAGATTATGATCAAAGCTGTTAATCAAGTACAAAGTCCTCGTGATGGGATCAAGTATTCTAGGTTTGTAGTAGTGCGTAATTCTTATCCGGAGTTGAGGACAACTACTATTAAAACATGGCAAGAGTTATTTCCAGAGAACATTTGGGGTGCATTCAGATGGTCACCTCCATTAACACATCATATAAAATTACCGGCAAGAGATAATGCTCCAGGTATTGATTGTGAAGTTATCTTCCTGGCCCTTGATCAACCTAAAGATGTTAGAAAGTTATTATCAATGGAATTGACAGGAGCTTGGGTTAATGAGGCTAGAGAGCTGCCTAAAGCTGTTATAGATGGATTAACACACAGAGTTGGAAGATACCCTACTAAAGCTGATGGTGGATCTACTAATAGATTTATTATTATGGATACTAACCCAATGGATGATGATCATTGGTGGTACAGACTTGCAGAAAAAGAAAAGATGAAAGGCAAGTTTGCTTGGAAATTTTTTAAGCAGCCAGGAGCTGTTGAAGAAGTTATCCAAAATGAGCTACCAGAAAATCCAGAGGCTAATGGCTTTGTTTATTCTGCAAACAAATGGTGGATGCAAAACCCTACAGCAGAAAATCAAAAAAATTTAACAGCCGGATATTACGAACAGACTTTACTCGGCAAAAATATTGATTGGATTAGATGTTATGCCCAAGGAAAGTACACTTATGTGCAAGAGGGTAAGCCTGTTATGTCCGAATACGATGACACATTAATGACAGAAGAATTCCTGGAACCAGATATTCAATACCCTATCCAGGTAGGTGTTGACTTTGGTTTAACTCCAGCTGCTATCTTTGGTCAGAAGTTACCTAATGGACAATGGCGAATACTCCATGAGCTTGTAACATTTGATATGGGCCTGGAAAGATTTGGTTATATGTTGAAAGGTGAATTAGAAACAAGATTTCCAAAGTATGATGTATTAGTTTGGGGTGATCCAGCTGGACAGAAGAGAGATGAGATCTTTGAAGTTACAGCATTTGATCATTTAAGAACAATAGGATTAGTTGCTAGGCCCACAGCTACGAATGATTTTAGAGTTCGTAGAGAGGCTGGTGCAGCTCCAATGAATAGGTTAATCCAAGGTAAGCCTGGATTGTTAGTTGATAAAAGATGTAAGCGATTAAGAAAAGCATTATCTGGTGGCTATCATTTTAAAAGAGTTCAGATCTCTGGTGGTGAGAGATATAAAGATCAACCAAATAAGAATGAGCATTCCCATGTCGGTGATGCTTTTATGTATTTATTATTAGGTGGTGGTGAACATAAAAGATTAACAAGAGGTGGTAATAAAAACTTTACAGCATCAGTAGCTAGTGCAGATTTTGATATATTTGCATGATAAAAAAATATTTAATTAAAGTTTGGGAAAAGGGTGATGTTAGACTTTTAGAAGAGAAGATTGTAGAAGTTGAAGATGATAAATGGAAAGGCATTGTATTACATCAACCAGGAACCAGAGCAACAGCAGAAGAAATAAATGAACCTACAGAAACTAGAACAGATCTTCAAGATCCAAGGAACAAAGATTAGTGTAGTTCCTTTTAGATCTTATCTATTAAAAATTATGGATCTAAATGAATTTGATAAACTAAATTTATCTCAACCTAATTACCTGGAGTATATGGATCATGCATCGGAACAAGGTTATGGTTACTGTGTTATTGATGATGGTAAGCCTATGCTTTGCTTTGGTGTAGTTCCTTATTGGCCAGGAGTTGCAGAATTATGGCTGATACCTGATAAAAAAAAAATTTCAGAACATAAAATAAAATTTCATAAAGGTGCTTTACAGTTTATGAAGTTAGCAGCTGCTGATTTAAAATTAAAAAGATTACAAGTAACTGTCAGTTCTTTAAATGTTTCTGCTCTCAAATGGATAAAAAGCATATATTTTGTAAATGAAGGAATTTTAAAACACTATGGTGTTGATGGTTCCGACTATAATATGTTTGCGAGGTACTTTTAAAACTATGGGATCATTATTCAAAATGCCAAAATATGAACCACCTAAACAAGTGGAAACATCTAATAAGTTGTTGGATGAAAGAGAGGCAAGGGCTGATGCTAATGAGGCTAGAGAAAAAAGAAAAATAGCTGCAAGATCTAGATCTCGTAGAACAAATGCTAAATTGTTATTTGCAGATGACAGAAACAATCCAGCATTAGGAGTTACGAATAACATGACACCGGTCAAATCATTAACTCGTAATCCTATGGATACAAATAAGAGGTACACATAATGGGAGGATCACCAGCAAGAATAATTAAGAAAGCTATAACTAAACCTTTTAGAAGTAGCAGTACATCGTCACCAACTTCTGCTATTGAAGAAAGAAGAACAGAAGTAAAAAAAACAACTGAACCAGAAGGTAAAAAATTAGTTAGAAGAAAAGTAAGTAGAAAAAGAAAATCAAATAGAGGATCTTCATTGATTACTTCTAACTCTAATCTAGGTGATACAAACATGGTAAGGAACCCTAGAGATACAGGAAAGAAAACTTTAGGAGCTTAATATGGATAGAGAGATACCAGAGTACAATCGTAATCCTAGATTTATTAAGTTAAAAAAAACTTGCAGCTGCAAAGAAAATTGTAAATGTCAAGCAGAACAAAAAAGAGAGGAAGAATAATGCCAGGCTATCATAAAACTAAATCTGGTAAAATGGCAAAAAAAGGTCTTTACTATAACATTAACCAAAAAAAAAAATCTGGCACATCAAAATCTAAATCTAAATCAACAATAAGTGATGAGGCTTATGCAAATATGAAAGCTGGTTTTCCGAGAAAAAATAGAAAAAAAGGATTAGTATAATGCCTAGTGTAGCTGGTAAGAAATATCCTTATACAAAAGCTGGAAAGAAAGCAGCTAAACAAGCAAAGAAAAAAATGAGTAGAAAAAATAGAAAGAAAGGATTGGTATATTAATATGATGATTTATGGAAGAACACCAAAGCATTGGATTAAAGAAGGATTAAATAATAAAAAAATAATTGGAAGTTATGTTGTTGTTTTTATTTTAGGAGCAATAATATTTTAATGGGTTATTCAAAAGAACATAAAAATCCTAGTGGTGGTTTAAATGAAAGAGGCAGAGCTTTTTTTAAAAAAACAGAAGGATCAAATTTAAAAGCTCCTGTATCAAAAGGTAAGAACCCTAGAAGGATCTCGTTTGCAGCCAGGTTTGCTGGAATGAAAGGGCCATTAGAAAAAAATGGTAAACCTACTAGATTAAAACTTGCTTTAAAAAAATGGGGATTTGCAAATAAACAAGCAGCTGCTAGTTTTGCTGCTAACAATAAGGCATCAGCATGATGTATTTAAAACCAGAAGAAATTTTATCAAGACATAAAAAAGCATTTGCTGCAAAAGAAAATTGGCGATCTATTTATGAAGAGTGTTATCAGTATGCTTTACCTCAAAGAAATTTATATGATGGTTATTATGAAGGTAATGTTCCTGGACAAAGTAAAATGTCTAGAGTGTTTGATAGTACAGCAATTCATTCTGTTCAAAGATTTGCTAATAGAATTCAATCTGGTTTATTTCCTCCATATAAAAAATGGTGCAGATTAGAACCTGGCAATGATATACCAGATGAAAGAAAAGGTGAAACGCAACAAGCTCTTGATTTATATTTAGATAAATTATTTTCTGTATTAAGACAAAGTAATTTTGATTTAGCTATTGGTGAGTTTTTATTAGATCTATCAGTTGGTACAGCTGCAATGTTAATTCAGCCTGGCGATGATCTAAACCCTGTAACATTTACTCCTGTTCCCCAATATTTAATTGCTATTGAAGAAGGGCCTAATGGTACAGTAGACAATGTATATAGAAAATTAAGAGTTAGAGCTGATACTATTGCTAGACAATTTCCAGATGCACAAATAAATCCAAGACTACAACAAATGATAAATGATAAACCACAAGAAAAAATAGAATTGTGTGAGGCTGTTGTAGTAGATCCAGATAAAAAAGATTATTGTTATCATGTTATCCATGAGAAATCTCAATCAGAATTGGTTTACAGAAGAATGAAACAATCACCATGGATAGTAAGTAGATATATGAAAGTGCCAGGTGAGGTAATGGGAAGAGGCCCCCTAACTACAGCAATTCCAGATATTAAAACATTAAACAAAACTTTAGAATTATTATTAAAGAATGCGTCATTAGCAATCTCTGGAATTTATACAGCAGCTGATGATGGAGTTTTAAATCCAAACAATATTAGAATTACTCCTGGTGCAATTATTCCTGTAGCTCGTAATGGTGGGCCACAAGGTGCATCGTTAGCTCCTTTGCCTAGAGCTGGTGATTTTAATGTATCTCAAATTGTTATTAATGATTTAAGAATGAATATTAAAAAAACATTATTAGATGATACTTTACCTCCGGATAATATGTCAGCTAGATCTGCAACAGAGATTGTAGAAAGAATGAAAGAGTTAGCTCAAAATATGGGAGCTGCATTCGGAAGATTAATTACAGAAACAATGGTTCCAATTATTCGTAGAACATTATTCATTATGGATGAAAAAGGTTTGATACAACTTCCTCTAAAAATAGATGGATTAGAAGTTAAAGTTGTACCAATATCACCTCTTGCTAAAGCTCAAAATTTAGAAGAAGTGAATGAGGTTATGCAGTTCTTTCAAATTGCAAACTCGTTAGGCCCTGGTGGGGTGGCTGAAATAAAACCGGATGCTATTGCTGCATTCGTTGGTGATAAACTTGGCATACCAGCTAGTTTAAGAAACAATGAAGAAGAAAAGCAACAGATCCAACAACAAGCTATGGCTATGCAACAACAGATGATGATGCAGCAACAAACACCTGGGAATGAGCAACCTCAAGATCAAGCTCCTCCTTCAGAAGAACCAGCGATGGCTTTAGAGGCAGAGGCTAGATCTTAATGGCAGATATTAATACTCCAGGATGGGAAGGATTAAATACTCTAGATGTTCATCGTAAAGATGATCAATTAGAATTAGATAAGGCTTATGCAAGAACCTTTGATACCGATGAAGGTAAAAAGGTTTTAGAACATTTAAAACAAAAAACTTTAGATCAACCAACCTGGATACCAGGATCTGAAACTTCTTTTGGCTTTGCTAGAGAAGGACAGAATTCTGTAATCCGAGATATATTAATGAGAATAGAAAGGGCAAAACAATCATGAGTGAAGAAAATCAAGAAGGTTTATTAAGCAATACTCCTACAGCAGAACCGGTAGAACCATCACCGGAAGAAACTACAATACCTCATAAACAAGATGATGAAGTAAATGTAGCTCCACAAGAAGAAAAAGAAACTAAATTAGAAAAACCAGATTATATAGAAGATAAATTTTGGGATGAAAAAGAAGGAGTTAAAACAGAAGATTTAAGTAAATCATATGCTGAATTACAAAAACAATTTTCTATGGGTAAACACAAAGCTCCTAAAGAATATGATATGTCAGCTTTAGAAGATATAGATGAGGATGATGAATTAGCATCTTATTTTAAAGATTGGGCAAAAGAAAATAAGCCTACTCAATCTGCGTTTGATAATCTTGTAAATAAATTTAAAGAATTATCTACAGCTCAAGCAGAAGAAGATAGTATCAATATTGAAGAAGAGAAAAAAATATTAGGGCCTAATGCAGATCAAATTATTAAAGGTATTACTACTTGGGGCCAGGGTTTAGTTGCTAAAGGCATTTGGTCAGATAGTGACTTTGAAGAATTTAAAATCTTTGCAGCTACAGGCAATGGTATTAATGCTTTAAATAAAGTTCGTAAGTATTATGGTGAACAAACTATACCTACAGCTCCTGTTGATATTGAAGGTCAACCATCTAAAGATGAGCTTTATAGCCTAGTAAATGATCCTAAATACAAATCAGATCCAGCATTTAGAAGAAAAGTTGAAGAACAGTTTGCAAGAGCTTTCCCTGGTACTGCTACATCAACCGGTGAAATTTAATGAATAAATAATTTTTTAAACTATTTACTTTTATTATAAAATCGCTTATCTTTGCGAGTGAAGATAACGAATTTCATTTCGCCTTCTGGCTGGTGGGCAACAACACCATAAGATCAGCCGGACAAGTATTCCGACAACTGAAAAATAATAGTAACAATAATGTGTAATATAGGAGAAAGAATATGGCACAATCAATAACAAATGCTTTTGTTACTCTATTTGATGCTGAAGTTAAACAGGCTTACCAATCAGAAAGTGTATTGCGACAGGCTGTTAGATTAAGATCTGGAGTACAAGGGCAAACTTACAAGTTTAATAAACTTGGTAAGGGATCTGCTACTGCAAGAATACCTCAAACTGATGTTACTCCTTTAAATGTAACATACAGCCAGGTAACTGCAACTATGTCAGATTACAATGCTGCTGAATACAGCGATATTTTTCATCAAGCAAAAGTTAATTTTGATGAAAGATCAGAGCTTGTTCAAGTAGTATCAAAAGCAATAGGTAGAAGAATAGACCAATTAGTCATAGATGCTCTTAATGGTGCATCTGGTGCATCAACAGTTGCAAAAACTGTTGTTACATCTGGTTCTGCTGCTGCATCAAACTTGAATGTTGGAAAGTTAATAGCTGCGAAAAAAGCTCTTGACGCAAAAAATGTTCCATTTGATGATCGTTGCATAGCTGTTCATGCTAACAATTTAGCTGGACTTCTAGGTGATGAGAGAGCAGTAAGTGGTGACTTTGCATCTATCAAAGCTCTTGTTTCTGGTGAGATCAATACTTTCATGGGAATGAAATTTATTGTTCTTGGCGACAGAGATGAAGGTGGTCTACCATTAACATCAAACGACAGAAGTATTTTTGCGTTCCACAGATCAGCAATAGGTATGGCTGAAAACATGGCACAAAAAACAGAGATCAACTATGTTCCGGAGAAAACTTCGTTCCTAGTTAATTCAATGTTTAGTGCTGGTGCAGTATCTATTGACGATGAAGGTATCGTTAAAATAACTTGTGACGAAAGCTAATAGAGGAGGATATTAATTATGGCTTATGATAAAACAAACCTACAACCGATAGGTGGACAAAGTAAAGCTGGTCAAGCTCCTCAAATGTGGAGTTACACAGCTCCTGGTAATGATGCGATAGCTGACATTAATACATCTGGATATTTCAATAGTGCATCCGATGTTTTAAAAGTTGGTGATCTTATTCATATCTGGGATAGTTCTGTACCTACTTCAAGTTTGGTAACTGTGTTATCGAATGCGAGTGGTGTAGTTGATGTATCTGATGGAACAGCTCTATCAGTTGCTGACGCAGACTAATAATTAGAATAGAGGAGGCCCTTATGGGCCTCTTCTACAATTAGGAATTTTTATATGGCAAGTGGTGATACAAATATAACAATCTGCAACCAGGCATTAAATTTGCTGGGAGCTGATACAATAAGTTCATTTAGTGATACATCTAATGATGCTGCTGCTGTATGTAATAATATTTACGAAACTGTTAAAAGACAAACTCTATCAATGTACCCTTGGAGTTTTGCTCTAACAAAATTACAATTAACTAAATCTGGAACATCACCAATAGGTGAGTGGGATAATAGATTTGATTTGCCTTCAACAGCTGTAGCTGGTCAAGCATTTCAAGTTTACAATTCAAAAGCAAATTTAGCTGTACCAATAACAAGTTACGAATTACAATACACTTCTTCTGGCCCAGCTATTTATACAAACGAAGAAACAATTTTTATTGATTATATTACAAGTGCAATTACAGAAGGTTTGATGCCTTCATACTTTGTACAACTACTTGTTTATATGATGGCCTGGCATTTAGCTGAACCGGTAACTGATCAAATAACAAAAGCAGATTATTGGAAAGTTGTAGCATTAGGTACACCATCTGAAAATGGCAGAGGTGGATATTTTAGATCAGCAAGTAATGCTGATGGCAGAGGGAAACCTAGCTATGCTATCCATGAATTTCCATTAACAGATGTTAGATAATGAGCAGAGCTGTATCTATACAAACAAATTTTACTACAGGGGAAATAGATCCTTTATTAAAATCTAGAATAGATATTGATCAATATTATAATTCTTTAGAACAAGCTCGTAATGTAGTTATTCAGCCACAAGGTGGTATTACTCGTAGACCAGGACTACAATACATTTCAACAATACCTTCTGCTGCTAATCCACAAAATGGATGTAGATTAGTTCCTTTTGAATTTTCAACTACACAAAGTTATATGTTGTTATTTGTACATAACAGAATGTACATTTACAAAGATAAAGTTTTACAAACAAATATTAATGGAACCGGTAATGATTATCTTGTTACTACTATTGGATCTTCTAATTTATCAACTATTGATTATGCACAATCAGCCGATACATTAATTGTTGTCCAGGAGGACATAGCCCCTAAACAAATTAAAAGAGGAGCTAGTCATACTACCTGGACTATTGCAGATATTAGTTTTGAGTACACACCAAAGTATGCATTTAGTTTATCTACATCAAATCCTTCAGCAACATTAACTCCTTCAGCTGTAGATGGTAATATAACATTAACTGCTGGATCTTCTGTTTTTGCATCTAGTAATGTTGATGATTATGTTGAGGCAACAGATGGAATTGGTAGAGCTAGAATAACAAGATTTGTTTCTGGTACTGTTGTAGAGGCTATTGTTGAAATACCATTTTTTAATACTTCAGCTATTGCAAGTGGATCTTGGTTACTTGAAGTAGATTATGTAGATGCCTGGAGTGCTACTTATGGTTATCCTAGAACAGTAACATTTCATGAAGGAAGATTATATTTTGGTGGATCTAAATCTAGGCCCAATACAATCTTTGCATCTAGAGTAGGAAGATTTTTTGATTTTAATCCAGGTGAAAGTTTGGATGATGATGCTATAGAAGTTACATTAAACACAGGCCAGGTTAATGCTGTTACAGGATTATTCTCTGGTAGAGATTTACAAATCTTTACTAAAGGTGGTGAATTCTTTTTACCACAATCAGATCTTGATCCAATCACACCAGGCAATGTTGTAATACAAGGTGCAACTAAAAGAGGATCTAAAGAAGGTATCAAGCCTGTAGGAGCTGAAAGTGGTACAATGTTTATACAAAGATCTGGTAAATCATTAAGAGAATTTTTATTTAGTGATGTAGAGTTATCTTACATATCAAATAATATTTCTTTATTATCTTCTCATTTACTTGTTACTCCAACAGATCTAGCATTAAGAAAAGCAACATCTACTGATGATGGTGATTTGTTATTAATTGTTAATAATGATGGATCTCTTGCAACTTATTCAATCTTGAGAGGCCAAAATGTTATAGCTCCTTCTTTATCATCTACCGATGGTGAATTTGTAAAAGTTTCTGTAGATGTAGATACAATTTATTTTGTAATTAAAAGAACAGTAAACTCTAATACAGTTTATTATATTGAAACTTTTAATGATGATAATACTACTGACAGCAATAAATTATTAACTAGCTCTGCTGGTACATTACCAAACTCATCTACAATAACTAAAGCTGTTACTGTACAAAGTGTTTCTGGATCAAATAAATATTTTATAGATGGAGTACAACAAGCAACACTTAATTTGTATGAAGGTCATACTTACAAATTTGATCAATCAGATAATTCTAACTCTGGCCATCCATTAAGATTTTATTTAGATGCAAACAAAACTACATCTTACACAACAGGAGTAACTACAAGTGGAACACCTGGATCTTCTGGGGCCTACACACAAATCGTAGTAGCTAGTGCAGCTCCTACTTTACATTATCAATGTTCATCTCATGCAGCCATGGGAGGTGTAGCCAACACTCCTAGTGGTGCATCTATAACAGGATTAACTCATTTAGAAGGTAAAACAGTTAAAGTGATAATTGATGATGCTATGGCAGCAGATGCTACAGTTGCCTCTGGAGCTATAGTAGTTAGTACATTACCAACAAGTTATATTGAAGTAGGATTAAATTATACACCAACTGTTAAAACAATGCCGGTAGAATTAAAATTACCAAGTGGTAATACAGTAGGACAAAAGAAAAGAATAGTAGAGGCATCAGCATTATTATACCTTTCACAAAATTTAACTTTAGATGCTAAAGAGTTTCCATTTACAGCAGCAACTTTTTTTACAGGAAAGAAAAGAAGAAAACCAATGTTAGGTTATGATCGAGAAGGTCAACTAACATTTAGTCAATCAGCTCCCCTTTTCTTTACTTTATTAGGTGTGGAGTATAAAGTGAGTGTAGGACAATAATGGCAAACCCTTGGGCAATCATTGGAGTAATATCAAGTATAGGTAAAGCCTATGCTACTTTGTATTCAGCAGCTGCTACTAAAGCTAGTCTAGATGCTAAAGCAGATATATCTGCATTACAATTTAAAGAAAGAAGAATTGAATTTAAAGAACAAGGTGTTGAGGCATTAAAAGAAACTAATAAAGCATTAGGTACTATTGTTGCAAGAGGTGCAGCTGGTGGGGCCTTAACAAACGAAGGATCTATTTTAACTTCACAAATAGTTTCATTAAGAGAAGGAGCAGAAGATTTTTCTCTTGCAGCAATCAACCAGGAGCTTACACAAAATTTAGGAATTATAGAATTTAATAATTATAAGATAGCTGGTAAACAAGCTAAAAAAATGGGTTACTTAAATGCTATCTTTGGACTTGGTACTGATATGGCTACTATGTCTACAACAGGAGTTTTTGATAAAAAACCACCAACTGATGGAAAGAAACCAACATAATGGCAAGAGAAAGAAAAACATATCAAGGTGGTTTAGTTAGAGGTGGAGCTGTAGTTAATGTTGCATTTCCACAGTACCAGGTCATGGCTAGTGGTATGGATAGTTTAAATCAAAAACTAGATCGTATTAATAATTTTGCATTAAAAAAATTAGATAAGGATATGGAAAGAGCTGGTATTAAATATGCAGCAGAAAATCCTATTTCAACAGATCAATTCCTAGATGCTAATCCAGATCAAAAAAATAAAATGGTTAAAGGTAATCCTAATACTACTTATGGATCTGCTATCAGAGCTACACAATTAAATTTACTTACTTCTCAAATTACAATGAAAGCACAAAATGATTTTGCAGATCTTAAAACTAAAGCATATGCAAATGATATGGATCTTGACACATACACCAATGAATTAAATGCTATTGTTAATGGATATACAGATGCTGTTTTAGAAGTAGATGGTGAGGCAAGTATTGTAGCTAATGCTAAACTTGCAACAACAGCTAATACATATCTTACATCTTATTCAGATAAATTATTAAAAGATTATAAGAATATGAAAGATGCTACTGTATTAAGTTACAGTAATCAAACTATAGAACAAATACCAGATATTGTAAAAGGTGGAGCTGAACAAAGTATTAATGGGCCAGATGGTCAACCTCTACTTGGCGAAAATGGTGAACCAATAAAATTATCTTTAGATGATATTTTAAAATTGCGTAAGCAAGAAAAAGAACAAGAGCTTATAGTAAACAACATTAGTCCAGAAAAATTATTACAATGGTCTAAAGATTGGGATGCTAGAGTAAATAGAGAAAAAGCAAACTTTTTATTTAGTGAATATGTTGATACTCCATTTAACTATAAGGCTGGTACTAATCATGCTAATCAAATTTACAAACAAGTTCAGAATGGAAACTTTGGAGGATATAAAAATTTAAAAAAAATATATGAAAGTTTACCAGAAGATAAACAAAAAGAATTTAGAACAAAAGTTAAAGAATGGAAACAAAGTATTATTAAAGCTAAAGAAGATGATGATACTACACTTACATTAGATAAAAAAGATGAAGTAGATAATCTAAAACTTAAATACTATACAGCTAGAGCTGATGGTAATTATGAAGAGGCAAAACAAATTGTTAAAGAGGCAAAAGATTTAGATGATGATTTATTTATAGAGCTATCAGAAAAATTAGATGATGATGATAATGGTGGTGATTTTACAAAAGATCATACAGATGATGGCCTAGGCTTTATAGATCTACAAGATGATTTAACAATTACAAAAGATCTTACTCATGAAAAAATACAAGAGGCTTATGATTTTAGATATATAACTAAAGAACAAAAATTAAAACTAGATGCAGATCTAGAAGTATCTAAATCTAAAAAATTTACTGAAGGTGAAAAGATTATGCGTAATGCCTTTGGTTATTCAGAGGCTACTATATTAAATGCATCTAAAAAAGATAAAGCAGCTGCTAATTTATATAGACAAAAATCAAATGAGTTACTTGCTTTTATGAGAGCTAACCCAGATGCTACAGCTACTGATATTCAAAACAAAGCATTAGAATTAACTCAAGGTGTAGAAACTAACAAACTTAAAGAAGATGATATTAAAGAAATGAAAAAAACTATTACTTCTGGTGAGTTTCAATTTTCATCTAGATTATGGAAACCTTATTTGCAAAATTTCTATACTACAGAAGATGATCAACCTTATAATCATGCAAACTACAGATCTGAATTTTTAGAAACAACAGATGGTGTACAACGATTAATTGTTGAAATGGAAGAGTTAAAAGAAATGAAAGATGGTATGGTTTTAGAAGAAGGTTTTATTGGTTACTTTGATGATAAATTTTCTAGACCAATAGTTAATGGAAAACCTATATCAAATGAATTTATAGAAAAATTTATAGAACAATTACAATCTTATAAAACAGCATTAGGGGAGCTTGAACAATAATGTCATCATTAGAAGAAAAATATTTAAACTACCTAGATTTTAAAAATAGTGATAACGATTACAAGCTAACTGAAAATGGTTATGAGTTATTTGAAAATAAGAAAAAAGGATTTTTACAATCTGCTAAAGATTACACAACTAATACATTACAAACATATAAAGATATTGGTAGCACAGTTTTAAAATACAACAATGAAATTGGAACCGGCATAGCTAGAGGTACAACTAAACTTGTAGAAAGTGTTGGTGGTTTAGGATTAGCAACATTAGAAAAATTAGATCTTGCTAGTGAAGGATCTGTACAAAAGTTTGGTGATTTCTTTGCTAAAGAAGTTTATCCAAGAATAGGTGAAACAGAAACATTAGCTGGAGGATTTGCAGAAGGTATATCTCAATTCTTAACTCCAGGTCTAGGTTACTACAAATTATTTGGTACATTAATAAAAGCAAAAGGTGTTATGCCATTTATAACAAGAGCATTATCAGCAGAGGCAGCAACTGTAGGTACAGCTCAAGTTCCTATGGATCCAAACTTTGTTAGCTTTATGTCAGAAATGTTTGGTATTGATACTGAACAAGCTGACAGTTTAAGTAAAGAAATATTTAATTACATTGCTACACCAGAAACAGAATACAATGCTGATACTGTTTTTAAAGAAAAGATGAAAGCTATTATTGGTGATAGTGCATTAGGCCCATTAGGTGAAGGTGTAATGTTATTAGGAAAATTATTTAAAGGATTAAAGAAACAGCCGGAAGTAGTTGAGGAATTAAACAATAGTATAAATTTATCTGGTGGATCTGCTATGAACCCAGAAGGGCCTTTAGCAAAAGAAATAGAAGAAGGTACTTTTTCTTACAAATCAGAATTAGAAGGGCCAGAAAAATTTGATACTGTTATGATTATGGATAGTATTGAACCGGTTATTATTGGTACAGGAAAAAATAACAAAGTTAAAGTTGAAGATATAATTAATCATTTTGATCAAGCTCCTAAACTAGATATTAAAAATCCAGATGATTTTAAATTAATGGTAGACCAAGGTGTTAAAGAAGTAACTTACCAACTAGATCAAAAAGTTACAGGGGCCGGATGGTATGACAAAGATATTAAAATAGCTATGGAAAAATTAGATGACATTAATCCTAAATTTAAAGGTAATGATCAAATAAAAGACATGGTAGTATTCTTTACAGCTATTGCCTCGCCAGGACAAAATGTTGGAATGGATTTTAAAGTAGCTGCACAGATTGCAGATATTTATTTAGATACAGGAAAGTTTCCTACAACTAATCCTAATAGCCTTCGTAATTCAGAAGATGTAATGGTTAAATTAGGTAGAGCTGAAATAGGTGAAGAAAAAGGATGGACACAAAGATCTCACTTAAAAGGACAAATAGAATTTGTACAAAAATATGTTGATGCAAATGGATTAGATGCATTTTTAGAATTCTTACATACTCCAACTACAAGAAGAGTATTAAATGATTTAAGAAAATCTTATGGTATGAAACCAATAGCTGGTGCTTTAGATAAAGAGATCTATGGAGCTGATATGTTTGGCCCTAAAGTAAGTAAATTTATGCAGAGCTTAATGGGTACTTCTGATGAGGCTGTTCCGGATATTTGGTTTACTAGAGGATTTAATAGAAAGTCTGGTAATGTTTATACTATTAAAAAAGATGGTGTTAAAGCAAGTGCTGATCAACCAAGAAACCTTGCAGAACGAACAATTATGGATAATTATATTAATGAAATACGAATACAATTAGAAAACAGTATAGGTGTTAAATTAAATGCTCGTGACACACAGGCTGTTCTATGGTACTTTGAACAAGGATTATATACAAAACTAGGAGTTAAAAGTGAACCAAAAAGTTACGCAGACGCAGCAACAACAATCATCGAAAGAAAAGCCGATGACATCGAAGGAGGCCTTTCACAAAGCGATGTTGGTAATGTTGAGAGCAAAAAAAACAAAAATAAGAAAAGATATATCGTCAACGAAGATCTAGATCTAGATACAGGAGATCTTTATGGAATTGATGCTGATGAAATTGACGAATTTAATAAAGGAGTTAAATAATGTCAAAACCAGATATTTCCATAGACACTATAGAAAACCAAGATAATTCTTTTTTAAATAAAAAGTTAGATAAGTTAGCTGAAACTATTCTTCCTGTAGAAAAAGAAATTATTAACACAAGTAATAATGCTGATGTCATTCTTGAGAATGAAGTATTAGAAAAAACTAACATAGCAGAAAAAAAAGAAGATGAACAAGAAGAAGTTTTACTTGCATCTTTGTTTCCTAAAAAAATACCTAAACCAAAAGATCAACCTACTTATAAAGATAAAACTCATGGTGATACAATAAAAGAGGCCCAAGAAAAACAAGCAGAGATTTTATCTACCAAAGTTCCAGATAATAAAATGTTTGTAATAGAAGAAGGAACAGGAAATATAATCTTTAAACAATTCAATGATGCAGAGTTAAAAATTATTGAAGATACCATGAATAATTTAAGCATGGGTAAATTAAAAATTAAAGAAGGTGCTTTACAAACTACATTAAGAAATGCTGATCATCCTAATTTATTTAAAAATGTTGCTACCTTTCAAGACTTTGTAGCTACTGTTTTTAAAGATAGTATTAATACTGCTAAACGAGGTAAGATGACTATGGAAGAAATAGCAGCAGCAGCAGCCAAGTATGGAAGAAATGATGTGTATATGCAGATCCTTAAAAATCCAGAAGGTACACCTTTCAAAACAGAATTTGCTTATAGAGCTATTATGGAAGTAACAGTTGCAAGAGCAGAGGTAGATAGACTTGCTAAAATAGTAATGTCAGATAAAGCAACAGCAGCAGATGTAGAATTGTTTTACAGAACATTTGCATTGTATGGATCTTTATTTTCTAAAACAGCTGCTGCAATATCTGAAAGTGGTAGAACACTTGGTATTGTATCTAAAATGGATACACCTAAAGTTGAGGGTATTGATGAGTTAGGTGATATTTTAAAACAGATGAATGTTGATCCTAAAGATACAACAGCTGCTGCTAAAATTGCTCAAGCCTATTTAGAATTAAAACCACATCAAAAATCTAAATTTGCTAAAGATGGTATTGTAACTAAATTTAGAGATGCCTGGGCAGAGCTTTGGATTAACACAAGATTAATGTCACCTATTACACACACAGTAAACATTGCTGGTAATATTACTTTTAATACTTTGAGAGTTGTAGAGTATGGAGTTGCAGCTGGTATTAATAAAGTTCCTGGAATGTCATCAGCTGATGGTGTGATGTTTAATGAAGTTTGGGCCATGATTAAATCTATGAGATATGGATCTAAACTTGCTGTAGGTAATGCATGGGCCTCTTTAAAATCTGGTGAAAGTATTACAACGAAAATGGATTTAAGAAAAGATAAAGCAATATCAAAAGAGTTAGCTGGTAAATATAAAGACACAGCTCTTGGTTCATTTTTTGAAGTAATGGGTACAATGGTCAGAGTGCCTGGCAGATTGTTAGTTGCAGAAGATGAAATGATGAAAGGTTTTATTTTTCAAATGGAGCTTGAAAGAATTGCAACAAGTAAAATGAATAAATTTTTAAATGATTTTCCAGATGATAAAGCTGGAGCTGAATTAGTTTATAAAAAAACTTTAGCAGATCCAGATACTGCAACTGTTAAAGAGGTACAAGAAAGTATGTTAGAAGGAACATTCCAAAAAGATTTACCTCCAGGTATATTTTCTAAATTACAAGGCATTTTAAATGTACCAGAAATGAAAATGTTTGTACCTTTTTACAAAACAATTATGAATATCTTTTTTGAAAGTAACAAAAGAAACCCAGCTTTGGCTTGGTTATCTAATGATGTAAGAAAAAATTTATCTGGTAAAAATGGAACCAAAGCCAAACAACTTGCTATTGCTAAACTATCTACCGGTGCAATGTTAATGTATCAATTTGGAAGTATGGCTTATGGAGCTAATGTTACAGATCAAGGAACAATGATTACAGGAATGATGCCGACAAGAAAAGGTGAGAGAGAGGCATTTCAAAGAAAAGGTTTATTACCTTATTCAATATGTAATATGCAAGATGATGGTTTATATCAATGTACTTCTTATGCTAGATTTGATCCTGTATCATCTTTATTAGCTATCTCTGCTGACTTTGCTTACATGGCATCAAGACCAGGACAATATGAAGATCCTAATTTTGCTAATAATATGGAGGCTTTATTTAAAGCTGGAATAGCATCTGTCTTTCCATACATTATGCAGCAACCATTTGCACAAGGTGTTACTCAACTTGGTGCATTGTTTCAACCTGGGTATGGTGATGCAGATGATATGGCAACAAGATCATTAACAACACTATTAAAAAAATTAACAGAGGCAACAGTTGGTATTGGTATAAATCCTTTAGGTACTTTTGGTAACTACTTAACTAAACATTCAGATCCAACAATCTATGATACAATGATTACAACTGACCAGGCATCATGGTGGAGAGAAAATTTTGATGGTGATATACCAGCTCCTATTAGAGCATTCTATAAAGAATATAATAAAGCAATGCATCAATCACCATTCTTTAATCCAGAATTAGAAGAAAGAGTTAATCTATGGGGTGATGTAATGGTAGGCCCAGAGATGAATGTATTTAGTCCAATTAGAACACAAAAAGAAAAATACAATAGAGTTGATGATTGGTTAGTTAAATTAGGTTTAGGCATTCCAATGCCAAGAGCTTTTATTAGTGGCATCCCTCTTACATCAGAAGAATACAAATCTATTATTATGTACATGAATTCTGATATTGATGGTGATGGTACTATGTTAGATGAAATGTTAGATATGATTGATAATGATCAAGATTGGAATGATATGCAGCCTGGTGATAAATTAAAAGCATTAAAAAATATTGTTTCAAATAGAAGATCATTAGCAGAAGAAAACTTTTTAAACAACAATCCTACCTTTAATGACAAAGTAGAATTGCTAAAAGAAAGAGTAAATAGAAAGGGTAAAAGATAATGGTGTTTTTTTGTTCTACTATACAAAAGAACAACAGAATATTAGGAATAATATATGGCAACATTTAATGTAAACGACACAGCAAGAAGAGTACAATCTATTGTAGGATCTAGTAATAGAGCTGGGCCTTATACTTTTAACTTCCAGGTTAATGCTACATCTGAATTATTGGTATTTCAAAATGATACAGAGCTTACTTTATCTACTCAATACTCTGCTACTCTTAATACAGATGGAACAGGATCTATAACTTTTATAGATAATTCTGGATCTGGAGGTACTAATTATACTCCAGCACAAAATGATCGTATTACTATTATTGGTGATCAACCATTATCTAGAACAGGAGTTTACAGTACAGGCCAGGTTATTACACCAGCAGCTCTTGAAACTGATTTTGATAATGTAGTTATTAGACAACAACAATTAAAAGAAATTACAGATAGATCTATTCAACTAAAACCTTCTACTGCTAGAACAGTAACAGGAACAGGAACCAATGGCCCTGTATTCTTTCCAGAGTTAGCAGCTAATAAATTATTATCAGTTAATAATTCTGGTGATGCATTAGTAATGACATCAGAGATTGGATCTTTCAAAGGTAATTGGGCAGCTAGTACAAGTTATTTCCAAAGAGATATTGTAAAAGACACAAGTACCGGAAATATTTTTATAGCTAACACAGACCATTCATCTTCTGGATCTCAACCCTTAACTACAAATAGTGATAGTGGTAAATGGGATCTATTAGTAGATGCTGCAACTGCAACTTCTGCAAGTCAAACTGCAACTGCCCAGGCAGCAATAGCAACGACAAAAGCCGGTGAGGCAGCTACATCAGCATCAAATGCATCTACTTCTGAAAGCAATGCCCTTACTTATAAGAATGCAGCAGAGGCAGCAAAGACAGCAGCCGAAACAGCTAAAGCAGCAGCAGAGGCAAGTCTAGATAATTTTCAAGATCAGTACCTGGGAGTACAAGCAAACGAACCTAGCACAGATTTAGATGGCGATGCCCTAACTGAAGGTGATATTTATTTTAATAGTAACAGTAACAAATTGCGTATTTTTTCTGGAGGACAATTTAAAGATGCAGCTGTAGATACATCTTCATTTGCCCAGGCTGGATTTAGTATTGCAATGAGTGTAGCATTATAGAAAGGAGTAAAACATGGCACAAAATTTTAGAAACCAATTAACACATACAGCTATAGGTACTAGCTATACAGATATTTTAGCTCAAGCTAATACTTTTGATACTGTAGTTGGAATTAGATTAGTTAATGTAACCGGTACATCTATCAATGTAACTGCTGCAATAGAGAATAGTTCTAATACAACTGAATTAATTGTTAATTGTCCGATCCCTGGAGGATCTAGTTTGGAGCTTATTGATGGTGGTAGTAAAATAATTTTAAAATCTGGTGATAAGTTAAAAGCAAAAAGTGATACAGCAAGTTCACTTAAAACTGTAGTTAGTTTTATTGACAGTATTAGTACATAGGAGGATACATGGGATACATAGGTAATTCAACATTTACAGGAGTTATAACTAGCTCTGATAGTATTGATGCTGGTGTAGTAGAAATATCAGATCTATCAGCAGCAGCTCAAGCTGGTTTAGGTAATGCAGATCTGTATGGTTTTAAAAAAACTAATGGAACAGGATCTCAAAAAGAAGATCTAATTATGACTACTACTAATGGCACAGATAATATTGATGTAGCTACAAATGATGGATCTCAAACAGATCTATTTGATGAAAGTTTTTTTAGTAAGAAAGGATTATCATTTTCGGTAAATGCCGATGGTGAATTATTGGTAACAGTATAATGGCATTAACAAGGTTAGGATCTTTAGCAGCAACAAACTTGGTACTAGGTGGTAATGTAGGTACAGAAGGTGATGCTTATAAAAACTATAATACTATTACAAGTAATGTAACTTTAACAATGGCATCAACTAAAAACTATTTTTTAAAAGGGCCTATTACAATTAACAACAATG